ACTGGGTGGACTTACACGGAGAAATAGGAGATAATATATTATGTCAAATTACGAAGCTACAAAATACGATTTTTCTGGTGCAAACCTTACAGGTATCGAAGGAATTCCTACAGGTACTATTGTTCCATGGTCTACTGCATCTGTACCAACAGGTTTCTTAGAGTGTAATGGTCAAGCTGTTTCAAGATCAACTTACTCTGCATTATTTGCAATTGTCTCAACTACTTATGGAGTTGGAGACGGAGCAAGTACTTTTAACGTACCTGATTTACAAGATAACGTAGCAGTTTCTAAATCTAACAATAAAGCATTAGCTTCAACTGGTGGAGCAAACACAGTTCAAGCTACTGGAAACGTTGGAGGATCAACAGCAAACCATACATTATCAACTCCGGAAATACCTTCTCACTCTCACCCAGGGGGAGCAAGTAGTGCGGCACAATATAACGTAGGTCCGCCGTATCAAGGTGGAGCATCAGCTGCAGGTACAGGTTCAACTGGAGGTGGCGGAGGTCACTCTCACAATATGAGTGCGACATTTACAGGAGATTCAACATCAGTGTTACAACCATACTTAACAGTATTGTATGTAATTAAAACGTAAGGAGAATAAATATGGCACTAAAAAATGTAAAATGGACAGTAATTTTTGACGACAGACAAATTATTAATCAGTCTGTAAAAAATGAAGATGGGTGGCCACAAAGATACATTATTGATAATGATTCATTTTGGACTGATTCAAAATGGAATGATATACATGCTATTCAATATGTAGATGATGGCAATGATCACAATGATTGCGTAGAAATGGTACCAGGAACTTTTGGAAGAAACAAAACTTGGGCCGAAGCTGCCTTAGGGGATTTTAGAACTCAATTTATAGATAAATGGGATGTTGCCCACTTAGCTCAATTACAAGCTGATTGGGATGCAGACGAAAGACCAGAATCTGAAAAAGGTTCAAGACCTACTTCTTATACATCATAATTTCTAACAAGAATATTACACGTTAATCTCTGCCAGTTATATGTCTGAGATAAAACATCTTCACCTTGATGATATTCGTTTGAATCAAAAATTACAGCACTGCCTGGTTTAAATTTAAATTCTTCTCCATCGACATAGAAAGACCCTCTCCAATCAGGTTGCCAAAGGGGTGTTAAAAATAAAACAATTGATTTAGTTTGAGAAGATTCTGAGTCGGTATGTAACCCATGCTGACTTTTCTCCCCACTGTTAGTTATATTAAACCACATTCTCTCTATAGTAGTGGGTATTCCTATTTTTTTCTCTGCTAATAAGTTAGCAATTCTAAATACGATGGATTGCCCATAAAGAAAAAGGGGATAGTGTAGAACGGTTTCTTTATCTTGTTTTACCCCCAACATCGGCGCTCTCCTAAACATTTCGTAAAAACCATTACGAGATGCACCGCTTACTATCCAATTAGGAGTATTAATTATTTCTTTATACATAAAGAATAATTCCTTTTCTGAAAATATATTGTCTAATAAAACTGGCTTCATACTAAATTTAACCATGAAGTTAATAAATATTTTTCTCCACTTAACGGAGGATTTCCCCTATGAACATATGGAAAAGCAGCTGGCCAAATAACTATTCTTCCTTTCTTGGGTTTTACTCTTTTAGAAAAATGTAAAAATTCTGTTTCTCCCCCTTCTTCAACATCATTTAAATAGACTCCAAAGGCCAAACCTCGTTTAGAATTGTCATAATCACCATTATGTTCTACATGCCACACATGATAACCCTCTGTGGGAAGAGTCTTTTGAATCTTTAGATGTGTATAAAAAAGTTTTTCAATCCCATAAGCTTCGAGAAAGCCTGTATTTTTTGTATAATGTTTTAAGGCCATATCAAAATTTAACATCAGGGGTTTTAACGATTCCCACCAAATATTTATATTTCCCCCATCAACAAAATATTGTTGATCTTCTTTTTGTAGAACAGCTGATTTTTCAGACGATAATCTATTTAATGTCCGATGAAGTTTATCCTCCTGCTCAAATAGGTCTATGGCTTTATTACATTCGGAATCTATAATATAGTTATCATAGACAGCTATAAAATTTGATATACTACCTGTTTTTTCCATAGTTCTTTTTTTCCTTTTTATATTCTTTAATAAGATTTTTTTTAATTGTCAAATCTTCTGGAGATTCATAAACAGAAGCTGGTAAATGACTAAGCCTAAATCTATCATATGTATGTGCGGTAAAAGGTCCACTCTGATCTACGTAATGAAAAAAAGCCTGAGCCATTCCTTCTCCTTTATAAATTCCAGGTCTTCCATGAAGTTGAACACAACCTGCGTATAATAATCCATCACCTTCTTCTAATTCTACAGATTCATTCTCTATTACTAAAGGCCACTTATCATGTTTTTTAAGACAAACTGTAACAGAAACTTCACACGCTGGTCTATCCCTATGGAACTTTAATGATCCACCAAAAATATAATATCTCCAATACGCATATGTAGGAAATAATTTTAAATTAGATTCTTCTTCTACTTTAGATTTTTTTATATCTAAAAAAGAAAACATTACCTCATCCGTATCGAAAGCCGGCGAAAAAGATTGATGATCAATAACATAATCTTTATCTGTATCTAATTTTCGATTGCAGTAGTTTTGTAGAAACAATATTTCTTCTTTAGAAAAAAAATTTTTTATTAATTTATAATCTACTGTAGCCATGTTACTATACTGTACCTGTTTCCCTGAGTAATGGTTTTTATAGAATGGGGATATAAAAAGCAACTAGGAAAAAATAAGATGTCTCCTTTGCCTAATTTATATTGTGCTATTTCATTTTCTTTTTGATCTCCAAAAGCTAACTCACCTCCCTCATAAGAATCATTAAGATTAAGAATAGCCGTAAGTGTTCTAGGGGTTAAAGCATGATGATCATTATGCATTTTATATTCTCCCCCGGGTCCATATTTTAAGAGATCCATTTGATTAACGGTAGTAGATTTTATGAGAGGAAATTTAATTTTATAATATACATATAATCGTTGAATTTCTTTTTTAATTATATTCCAATAAAACATATTGGAAGGAGTTTTAGTATTAAGGTGATATCCCTTCACACTCCTGTAATCTTTAAGACTGTCCCCACTTATGACAGAAAGTTTTTTAGTAGCTTTATGGTCTATGAATTTAATAACTTTTTCCAATAAGAGAGGATTTATTACACCTTTAATATGTACAACAGCCTCTAAGATCTGCATTTTCGCTCTTTCATTATTTCCATAAGTATTATATAAGCTACTATATGCTACAGAAATTAAATTTCAAGCCTGGGTTTAACAAACAAGCTACCGAATCAGGGGCTGAAAGCCAATGGGTAGATGGAGATTTTGTTAGATTTAGATATGGTCTTCCAGAAAAAATAGGTGGATGGAATCAATTAACTTCATCTCAAGAAACTTTACCTGGGCCGGCAAGAGCCCAACATGCTTTTACTAGTTTAGCTGGACAGAAGTATACTGCTATTGGAACCAGTAAAGGTTTATTTATTTATTATGGGGATGAGTTTTTTGATATTACCCCTCTGGATACAGCTATAACAGGTTTTACCATAACAACTACAAATGGTTCTAATGTGGTTCGATTTAACAAAGCTTCTCATGGTTTAACTCAAGGAGAATATATTGTCGTTACATCTGTAACCGTTACATCTGATTCTGCTTACACTGCATCTGATTTAGAAAAAACTTACGAAATTATAACTGTAGATTCTGGAGGTGATTGGTTAGAAGTACAAGCATCGAGTAATGAAACTGGAGCAGGCATGACTGCTGTAGGCGCAGCTACTCTTACTCCTTATATTACAGTAGGACCTACTACTCAAACATTAGGCTATGGTTGGGGTACTTATTTATGGGGAAGTTCAACATGGGGAACTGCAAGAACAACAAGTTCCGTGGTTCTGGATCCAGGAAACTGGAGTCTAGATAACTATGGTCAAGTTTTAGTTGCTACAATATTTAATGGAAAAACTTATACATGGAATGCGGGTGCAGGCGCTCCAACAGGTGTCAGAGCTTCTACAACGACAACTAATTTTCAAACTACTAATAATCCTACGGCATCTGTAATGACAATTGTGTCGGATAGAGATAGACACTTATTTCATTTAGGTACCGAGACAACTATTGGAGATAGCACAACTCAAGATCCAATGTTTGTAAGATTCTCTAACCAAGAAGATTTAAATACTTATGCTCCTACAGCGACAAATACTGCAGGTACTTTTAGATTAGATAACGGAAATGAAATTAGAGCAGCGGTTACAGGTAAAGATTATCTTTTAATCTTAACTGATACGGCAGCTTATGTAGCACAATATGTAGGCCCACCTTTTACATTTAGTATTAAATTAGCAGGTACCAATTGTGGATGCATCGGGCAACATGCAGCTGTTGCAGCCGATGGAGCGGTATATTGGATGGGTGATGCAGGTGGATTTTTTAGATTTGATGGTACAGTTAAATATCTTCCATGCTTAGTAGAGGATTTTGTATTCAATAGTAATGGAAATAATTTAGGAATTAATTACGCTTCTAATAGATTAGTAGCAGCTGGTCATAATAATTTATATAATGAAGTAAACTTTTTCTATCCTAAAAATGGTAGTGAGCAAATTGATAGATGTGTTACATATAATTACGGGGAGAATGTATGGACAACAGGTTCTTTAGATAGAACAACTTGGATTGATGCAAATGTTTTTAGTAATCCATACGCAACTGATTATACTTCAACAGCAACCCCTGTATTTCCGTCTATATTAGGAATTACTAGTAAATATGGAGCGACGATGTATTACTCCCAAGAAGAAGGAACTGATCAAGTTAATAGTACAGGTACGACTTCTATTGATGCTTACATTAGATCTGGAGATTATGATATTACCACAAGAAAATCACCTTTAGGTCAATCTACAGGTGTAGTTGATTATCGAGGGGATGGTGAATACTTTATGTCGGTAAGAAGATTTTTACCTGATTTTAAACTCTTAACAGGGAATGCTAAGGTTACTTTGTTTATTAGTTCTTATCCAGATACGACCGCTGTAAGTTCT